ACGAAGTTGAGGATATCCATATTAGAGCCTTCCAAAAAGTAACGCGGCCATGGCTAGAGTGGAAACAACCAGGACGAACGTATCGGGCGAAAGAGTCATTACCGCACCCCTGAAACAAGAAGGCCCACCGAAGTGGGCCGCTGGCATAAGTTACCGTTAGCGAGCAGCGCGCTTGACGTAACCGAAAACCGCTACAGCGATGGTCAGGCCAACAGCAGCCCAGCCGAGAACATCGATGTCGCCTTTCTTGGCTTCCATTTCCGAGTAAGCCGAAGCAAGCATGATGGTGCCAGCGGCAGCTACTTTCGGGGCGTACTTACGAGCAATGGAACGAAGTTTCATGTGGTATTTCCTCATCTCATGACACGTTTTAGGCAGAGGAAAACAAACACCGAAATGAACAGCGACATTGCGCCGTCATAGAGTGCAGTGGATTCCTCAGGGGTTATGTCGGACGATGCAGTTATCTCCGACGCGAGTCTCTCGCTTGAAAGGGAAAGGAGTTCACCAGTGCAGTTGATGCCACTGGCGGTAACGCTCCAAATTCCATCGCAAGCAAGAAAATTCATTTAATTAGTTCGCGCCTGCTACAGCAGCAGGACGCGGTTGTACGCGCTGAACTGGTACAGGCAGGCCGTCATCCGAGAGCCAGAGGTCCATGCCGAAAGCGGCTCCCGTTTTGGACTTCCACGCTTTGGCATATACCGGGACAGCAACTTGTTTGCCGATGTACGCCTTATAAGCGTTCTCGATGCCCGAATCGAGTTGGCGCTTGGAGACTTTCAGGCCGACCGACTGTTCGGTTTCTTGGCCAAACTGGTCTTTTCCAGGTGCAGTAAGCACCAAGTAATGTTCGATGATGCCATTCATCTTTTCTTTGGATGCGATGCCCTTGCACAGGCCCATTTGTACCAGCATGGTAAATACCTCGGTTATGAACGGGCCCAGCGCCCGAGAAAGTGAATTGCCAACAGACCGCACATAGTGACGACCAGGAGATTCATAGTTGCGGCGATCATGCGACGAACAACCAGAACGCTTTACCAAGATAGAAAGCGCCAATGAGCAAGCCAGCAATAGGCGCGCCGATAAAAATAACTTGGCACACAACGTTATAAAGAAAGCGCATCATGCAGCCTCCACCGATGGCTCAACGTACCAACCAGGACGTTGAGCGCTGAAGTCAACTTGCAGAAAGCGCAGGATCGGAATGACGTTGTTTTTCTGGTCATCCATCTTCAGCTTCTGAAGTGCAGCCTTTGAAAGTCCGCATTCGCAAATCTGGTCAACATGCCGGTAGAAGGTCGCACGGGACATAGAGTCCATGGTTTCCTGCCACCCGTAATCCTTGATGCTGCGGTATGTGCGAAACAGATTGAGAGCAACTGTCTCCTTAGCAGGTCCAGGCACAAATACAGACGGGATAGTCGCGCCAGTCGCCTTATCAATCTTGGCCTTGGTCCACCGACCACCCGGTTTGGTGAACTTTGCTTTAAGTGCGGCCAGCACTTTTTCATCGTTAATTACTCGCATGGAGATACCTTCAAAGGCCGCAAACAGTTCTTTAGTTACTTGTTCCCAACACCACTGAATAAAACAACTCCCCTGATCTTCCAGTCGTTCCTGGTAGTCGCAAAGGGCCCATAGATTCGTCGGGATATTTCTGCGTTCGAGCCAGCGGTGCATAACAGTGGCTTCGAGACGAAGGAGGTTTTCGGCCCACTCCTGGAGCGCGGGGTTCTGGAGAACCGCGAGCAGCCGATGGGCTGCGAACGCTTGGGAAGGAACGAAATTAGCGCCGCCGTAGGCTCTCGCGGCCTTGATGGCATCATCGAGCTGGCGACGAACCTCAGGGCCCTTGAGATAAGCCTTGAGCTTGCGCAGGCGGGTTTCCTTGGAGCCCCAATAAGCCGTGGTTTCGTAGTCGTCACCACGGTTGCGGGTCTGGCCGTTGCTAACGCCGCGAAGCGCCTGGACAAGCTGTAGCGCGGTGCGATGATCGGGCAGACGGGCGGAATAGGTGCAGTCGATCCCGTATACCTCGGCGGCCTGCCAGTCCAGCAAAGCCCAGAGCTTCGGGTAGGAGCCGGCGAGCCACTTAAGCATGACTTCGCCACCCTTGCGGATCGAGGTAGGCCCGAAAACGTTGTGCCCCTGGAGCAGCTTCGCCGGGCTGGCTTTCAGCTCGACGCCGGGCTGTATGCGCTTGCCGAGCGACTGGTGAAAGACCTTGAACGCCAACGGCGTAAAGCCGGTGGAGAGAGATTCCCAAGCGTGGCTTATGTCCTCGACCTGATAACCGCCCTTCCCGTCCGAAAGGACGCTGGTAGCACGGAGCGGAACGCCCAGGGCTTCCAGATCGACCATAAGCAGTTCGTTGCCGCGCTTACCGGTGCTGGTAGCGATGGCATCGGCCCTGAATGGTACGAAAAGGTGAATTTTGTCGAGCACAGTGAAATCCCTGTCAATATCGGTATGCCGATACAATGTTGGCGGGATCATAAGACTGCGAGAAGACGGAATGCAACCCTTTTTGTATTGGTTAACCGGAACTGTATGGAACCACAGTGCCTAGGATGATGTCATGACGAAAGAACAGCAGGAACGTGCCATGACCATCGCAAGCAACCTGAAGAAATTCAGGGTGGCGAAGAAGCTCACCCAGCGGGAAGTATGGGAGGGTGCAGGCGTCAGCAAGTCGAGCTATACGGCCTACGAAGCGGGACGCTCCGAGCCAACCGCAGAAACCATAGTCAGGCTTGCCCTAGTGCTGGGCGTAAGCACGGATGAGCTGCTGCTGAGTGACACCGAAAGGACGGTTTCCGAAGACATGGCGCCGATCCTGAAACGGTTCGAGTCCTTGCCGCCTGATATCAGGAATCAGGCACGGATCGCGTTGAAAGGCGTGCTGTTCGGGTACGAGCAAGAAGCATTGCGATAATGGCAGCCGGAACAGCATGGATGCTGATGATAGGTCTAAGCGCGGCAGACCTATCGCCAGAGGCGAGTATTCACACAGACAGATCGTCGTGCGAAACAGCTGCCAGGGTGATCAACACCCAGGCAGAGAAAGCGGCGGCAGAGCTTCGCGCGAGCTGCCGAGAAATCGTGTTCATCGAATGGGCAGAATTCGAGCAAAAGTCTCACCATGAGACAAGAGTCCACCATTAGAGATGGTGGACCCGGCTGCGCCGGTGAAGCCAAAGCGCGGCGGAACCACTGCAACTTCGTGACCTAACCGTCAGCGGTGCTGATGATCCTGGGAGAGCGGCAGAGAGACGCCCGGAGCGGTTCCATTTGGGCAAATCGGGGCGCGGGTTGAGGTAGTGGCGGGACAAAGGGAAGAAGATCGCGAGAAGCCTCCAGAGGGCCATACAGGCCGCTGGGGGCTTTTTTGTGGGTCGATGGTTGCGGCCCCTTCGGGGGTATCGTCGCAGGCGCTATGCAGCACGACAGGAGGCAGTGCAGGCGACTAATCGCCGCGAGCGGCGACGTCGAGGTCACCGTTAACTGTGCGGGGGAAGCTGATAATCAGGATGCCTGTTGGCGTTATCGAAATGACGACCCTCGAGCGAATACCACAGCTTCCACCTCCGAACATGAGCATTATCAATGCCGCGCCGCTCTGTCGACGGGTCCATGTCGCGATAAGCTGGAAGCCCGCAGAATGGGGACCTAACGACAGCACGAATAACGAGCTTGGCGACGAGCCAAAGCCCGGCGAAGGTGAAGAGAACGCTAAGCAGCAAGAAGGCTTCAAACATCGAGCAAATCTCCCTGAGCGGTCTTTTCGAGTAACTGGGCAGCCGAGGATCGGGCCTGCTCGATGATGTTGCGGAGCCGGCGAATCTCGGTTCGCTGGCTGTCGATGACTTCGTGGAGGTCCTGGTTCTTGTGATACAGGTCGAAGGCATCGAGAGCGGCCATTTTGAATGCCTTGCTGGCAACCTTCTGGCCATATTGCATCTTGAGGCGGTCGCCCTCCTCGTTGGTCACGTCGAATTTGATCAGCATTTTGGTACCGTTCCTTTTCCTGGAAGATCTTGCTCGAGGAGGGAAATGGTACCAAATCATTCTCGACAATCAAAGCGTTTGGTACCATTTTTCAACCTGGTAGATCTTGCTCGAGGAGCAAAATGGTACCGGCGCATCGCATAATCCGCCGTTATGTTACGCCTGCCCTACGGGCTGCGCTGGCCGCAGGATAGTCCCAGCGCACCGGCTCAACATAACGCCGAGCCTCAATTATGCGAAGCGCCTAATCCTAACGCCACGGGCGTGACGGGTATTCAGAGTCAGCAACAATGCTTACCTCTTTCGCAAAGCTCGACTGCTGAGGCGCGAAGCTGGCCTGTTGCTGAGGAGCCTGCTGCATGGTCTGCTGCATGTTCTGGCCGCCACGATCCGGAACAGCCGGATCGAAATAACCCTCAGTAGATGACTGCATGCAGAACTCGAATTCAGTCTTATAGCGCGTGCCTTGCTGCGTGTAGCACTGGCACGTCGTCAGGGTGTCGTTTATATAGCGAACGGCCTGCTGTCGAGCTCGGGCGCGATCGACAATCCGGGTGTCCGTGCTGGACATGCAATAGAGCCGCGGATAAGAAACCGGCTGCGTTAGCTGGTCGTAAAT